CTAATTATTAACAGGTTTTAGTACATATTGAGGTAACGGATGTCCTTCAATAGATTCCATATACATTTCAGCCAATCTTGATCCATCGATTAGCTGAATATTCAGTTCTTCAGCATAATTCTTTGCATTTTTCGAAAAGCCGCCTGTTGATACTACATAGCCACCTTTCGCTCCTCTTTTTGAAATGTTACTATGCACCAGGGCAATTGCTTTATAGGACATGTCGTTGCACAAACACTTCACTTGACCCAAATAAAGCTCACCGTTTACTGTATGTTCAAAGTCTATACCATAATCACCAGTAGCTACCGTTACAAGTGCAGAACCACCATAATACTTTTCAATTACATCAGCAACAAAAACTTCAAACTCTAATGGTGTTTGACGTATAAATACTGATGAACACTTTTCATTTTCTAATGGCTTCATAAAACGATAATAAATCCCCATTGCTAAAGTGCGTTTAAACTCTTCATCTTTATTAAAACGAGCTATGAGCTGGTATAAATGATGATCTTTTCTTCTTTTATAGACGTACCACGAAATGTAAAGAATACCTGTGATTAGCAAAAAAACATAAAACATATACGCACCTCCTAAGAGATATTATTTCTTACAAAAAAATATTTTATTAATTATTTTTTTGTAAAATATTTGACGTGGATTTGCTATAATGAATTGATAGAATTAATTCACAATTCATTAAAGGGGATGAGGTATTGGGGAAAAAAACAAAAGATTTTACTATGAACGACGAATTTGAATTACGTGGACATTGGTGGATTCCGGATAATCCTGAAAATAGCATCGGTGGAATTCTAGACTATAACCACGATGGAATCAAATTACAACTACTGGGTAATTTAGATGATCAAGATGAATTTTCCAAAACACCCAAATATAATATTATTCAAGGCATTACTAATCAAGGTGATAAAATTACCCTATGTGATGGCTTTCAATCAAAACGGAGCTATTCAGGGTTTGGAAAAAGCCAAACGTTGTCCTTTAATAAGCTTATTATTGGAAAACATTTCAATTCATTAAACGAAATTATATTCCATTCTTTATCAATTAGTTATTCAGGACTCGAAGATTGGATGGGATTCCAACCATTTACAGAAACTACTGAATTAAAAGAAAATCTTACATTAAAAAAAGCAATTCTTTCCTATGAATTCCCACCAACTCTTGAAGGATATATAAGTAGTAAGAAAACCAAAATAAAAACTGGATGTACTTTTACTTCATCTGGTGATTTCCATAAAAATAGAGGTTATACTCATAAAGCGACTATAGATATTTTACCGGATGAGCAAAGGGATCTAGATTGGTTTTTTAATATTACACATGAAATACAAGATTTCTTAACTCTTTTAACTAACAGAGCTATTTCTCAAAAACACCTTAAGGCTAAAGGCAATATAATAAATGATAAACATAAAATTAGAGAATCTTTTTTCATATTCTCTTTATATCATAAAACACCTCAAGAAAAAGAAGTTAAACCCTTCGAAATGTCTATTGGTTTGCAAATGATTAAAGATGATTGGGAAAACATTTTAAATCAATGGTTTGTAGACACTTCTTACTCTGCTAGAAAAATTTATCTTCGAAATTTATATGAAACAGAAAAAACATGGGAAACAACTTATTTAGATTACACAAAAACTCTAGAAAGTTTGCACCGTGATACTGCAGGTGAAATTGGCCAATTCTTATCCGATGACTTATATGAACCTATAAAAAAAAGGATGATAGAATCCATACAACAAGGTGAGATGGAGAATAATGATTTTAACAACCTAAAAAACAAATTAAGTAGTGCGTTAGAATATGCTCATCATTTTGGATTTGAAAGAAGAATTCGTGATACATTTAAAGAGATGGATGAACGGATTAGAAATATAATCTTTCCCAATGGTATTAATCAATTAAAAGAATTTGCTAGTAATATTACCCTTACAAGAAACTATTACACTCATTATGGTGAAAAACCAAACTATTATTTTAAAGATTTTGACCTTTATTTTGTTAACTCAAAATTACAAGTCATACTTTTCTATTATTTTTGTAAGCGCCTTAAAATTAAAGAGGATTTAATCTTCCAATCAATAAGCAACGACTATAATTTAGTACATAGCTTAAAAATGGAAACTGAACAACCAGCAAAGCAAAGAACTAACTCGTAAGAGCTAGTTCTTTTCATTATTCCTTCTATACAACCACACTTTATTGTCTTACTTCCTTCGCATAGTTGGTACAGTTACATTTACGATTCCATCACGGCAGTTGTTTAGACCTACCGATCCACCGTTTAATACCGAATAAATAACCCCCCCCCAACAGGAAGGCTCTTATTTTTGTTAATCAAACTATTCTTTTATTAAGCTTGCACTTGATATACTTCGCAATACCATCCTTTATAGTCTTTGAAATACCATGTGATAGCGCCCAATTTATTACGGTCATCAACTGGTTCACACTGTAGATAGAAAATACCATCTGCTTCATAAACTAAGTTACCCTTCACTTTGAATTCAGCGAGTTTATCCATAATTTCTTGAGCTAAATTAACTCCTAATCCGCCTGATTTCATTGTCCATTTCATATTATTACCTCCACCGTTATATGCATTTTGTACTCTTTCAATGAAGCTATTCCATCGTCCTTCATCAAGCATACGATGAGGACAATACTTTCCACTCCATGATTGGTGTGTGCGAACTTTACTAATTGGAATATTGTACTGTTTCATTAGTTGAGCTACAACGATAGCGGCATTGTCTTCCGCTTTATAATATCTATCTCCACCGCTTAAAGAGTAGCAAATTTCAACCCCAATAGATTTACGATTACCATTCCTGTTACCGTCGCCAGTATGCCAGGCATTACGCTCTAAAGGAATTCCTTGTACAGCTTCCTTATCATCTACTGCGATATGAAACGATACTTGGTTGTCATTACGAATCATATAAGCTACTTCGTTTTCTGCTGTAGCATCGTTGTACGTATTGTGGACTGTAATGAATTCTGGATTCATTGTATACGGACACTTTGTACCATATTTACTTGGGTCAACTAATTTTTTTCTAATTTCCATTATTGAACATCTCCCTTTTTCTCTTCTTGTTTTTGTTTTCCACCCAAAACTTCAACTGCATTTGTTAATGCTGAAGGTAAGGGGATTCCCATACGACCAGCGTTTTCTAAAAGTGAAAGTAACTCATTACCCATGAAGAAGAAAATAGTCGCTTCACGAATTGCGCTGTTACTTCCCAGTGCTGAATCTAGTTGAGCGGCCGCTCCGACCAAAAGAAAAAGCACCACCTTTTTGGCGATGCCTTTGAAACCAACTTTACTTTTTAATTCTCCGTTATATCCTGCCGCAATCATGCCAGTTAAATAATCAACAACTGCCATCGTCACTAAGATTTTCAATGTTGCATCCCATCCTCCCAAGAAATACCCACAAAAGCCACCAAAAGTGGCAATAAAAGTTTTTAATAGTACATCAATACGATCCACATTCTTTCCTCCTTTTCAAAATAAAAAAGACCAGCTATTGCTGCTCCTGTTCTGTTTGTGTTTTATTTTCATTAGTTGGTGTTGGCGGTTCTTGAGTTGGATAATTCCCTGTAAGTGATGTATAACACTCTAAACAAATATTCTTTTTCGCAAACCCCATATCCAGTGCGTACAGACGAGCTCCACGTTTACATATTTCGCATCTTGTTGCAATACGGAAATATATCGTTCCATCCGTTTCCCCCCACACCTCTACTTTATTAGCACCATATAAACCGGCATTGTTTAGCATATCAAAAGGAATACGCACAAATACTCCGTTTTCGTTTCTTTCTGAATCTACTAACCTGCCAGCAAACGGAGCACCTTCCCCTGCTTGTAAGGGATAACCTTGTAAATCCTTGTAATCATCCATATATTTTCCTCCTAAACGTTAGGTAGCTTGTACCATTGTCCTGCCATTCCCATAAAATAAAACCCATAGCCTTGACCACCATCAAAGAAACGAGCGGAACCAGCTTGGCCCATTCTATTACGTCCTAAATTTATTCCCTGCGTTAGAATAGGTTGATTTATGAATACATCCTTTTCTGTACTTATATCAAAGGTCTGTCCGTTATCAGATGGACCTATGTTGTTATTTACACCGCCTATAGCAATTCTATTAAACGGTTGAAGGCCATCGGCTCTTTCGGCTGCTGCTCGATCCCAGTTATACATAGAAGCATATTTACCACTGTATAGTGTTACTCCCGATACACAAACCGCTGTACCCTGTCTCATGTCAGCATTTCCAGAACAAACCTTAATAATTAATGCGTGCTGTTGCGGAATATAGTTTGTCGGTACTTTGAAGGTGAAAGAGTATCTTCTGATTTCTCCATAATAGGTAGACGGTTCAGGAAAGTCCATTTTTTGTTCATGCCATGTATCGTAACTTACATTGTCTCGGAATGTAACGCAGCATACTTGTAAACGCGGCTTCCCTGTTTTACGTACCCCATTTATCATTGCTGCTCTAAAATGAGCAGATAATGTGTATTCATTTCCAGGATGTATCCCATTATTCACGATTGCTTCTGGATAGTTATACATATCTACCCTTGCAGCATTCACCATTTGCTCGTAGTCGAATATATGTGTATTCTTTTCTATTACGACATTTCCCCAGGACTTCCAAGTAAGGCCATATCCACCTTCAAATCCATAATAATCTGCATTCCCAATGTTTTTCTTTGTAACACTAGAAAAGTCAGGATCTGCTATTAGGTTTCGTTTTGATACCGCAGTTGTTTTTGTTCCCCATTCGTCTTGGAATAGGAAGTCTAGCATTTTAACAGTTACACCATCTTTATCAATGGTTATCTTGTCACCGTTAATTCTAATAAGATTCGTATCAATACCCTTTGCGGTTAACCATTTCACCATTGTATCGGCATTAATATCCAGTTTTGCAGCATTGATTGTAATTTGCCCAGGGGACATATTGATCGCAGTGACAATGCCGTCCTTTAAAATCTGCGCTAAAATCCCTTCATCTAACACTTCTAACTTAGATTCCGTTTTCTTTACATAGGCATTATAAGTCTCATTTATAAACGTTTCTTGTTTTCCAGAGATAATTGAAACGCCTTTTTCAGTAGCACTAATACTTCTTTCTAATTCAGTAACTTTCTGATTGTATTTTTCGGTAGCTACTTTATTAGCGATATCTTCCATCATTTTATCAACATCAGTTTGATCTTTCGGATGCAACCAAAATTCTGTAGCTATAGTGCCACGTTGTAACATAGGTGCAGCACACCATAAACGTCCATTTCTTGTAACGTAATAACGCCATCTCACAAACGCTGCATTGGCAGGTGCTTTATCTGTACATACAGCACGAACCCACGTATTATTTACAACCTTGATATTCGTTCTAGCTGTTTTAACACGAGTTTTTTTGTCAGCCGTCCACCATTCAATTTCAATAAATGCACCACCGCTATCAATAGGTGTTTTCCCATCCGTATTGAAATAACCTGATGCAACAAAGTCTTCGTTAACCTGGCACTCAATGAATTGACTTGTAAGTCCCCACCAACGATCTTGAGTCTGGCCAGTAACGGTAATTGAAAATGTATTCATACCTTTGTATTTTAAGTTGGTATCAACAGAGCCAGTAGCCCCACTACCACTATTCCAAAACCAATATTTCTGCCCTAACTTAAAGTCCGCATCACGCAACTCGTTAACAGTACCTAAACCACCTACATAATCCTCAACATCTTTCTTTTTCATTGCTAGTTTCAATTCTTCAGAGTGTTGCTGTATCGTTGTAGCAGCCTGAGTTAGTGTTTTTCCTTGCTCAGTTTGTGTTTCCTGTAATTTCTTAACATTTGCAGTTGTTCCTTCTGCATTCTTTTCTACAGTGTTAACACGTTCATTAAAAGAGGTTTGTGTTTTTTCTACCGTTTTAATACTTTCTTTAATACCATCCACACTTTTTTCAATCTCAGTTGTTTTCTTGGTGAATTCATCGGATGTAACTTGATCTTGGTAAGCTCGTTTGTATCCTGTCGCGATATTACCTCTTTCTATCTGTACGTTTTTGAAGTTAAGCCATGTGCCATTTGACGTTACTACGCGTCCGAAATAAATACGAAACATAATAGAAGTTGTGTCATTAGGGATTTTGAATGTGAAACTTCTTCTCTTCCAAGTCTTCAATTCTTTGTAAATTTCACCAACAACTGCTCGCCAATTGTTACCCTCGGCATTCGTTGCGTAGAACATTTCAAAGTGATAATCGACTGACTCACAATTGATATCAGCAGAGATAGTTACTTCTTTACCAGGTTCTAAACCGTGTAATGATTTCTCGTAACTGCCAATTTGGTAAAATGCATCTGTGTGTCTGTTACATTTAATAGCAAGATGTTTTTCGTAGTATCGAATATCATCAACACCACCAACTTGACTTTCGCCTGGTTGGTCAAACATTCGAGGTTTTTCGTTATCACAAGATGAATTAATAACAAGGTTGCTAACTCCAACATCCAAATTATCCACACGACTTTTCACTTGATTCATCGTTTCTTTTGTTCGTCCAGCTTCTTGAATGATTTCAGTTGTGATTTTTATAAATTCCCCAGAATCGGCTTGATCCTCCGGCGCAGGTCTCCACGAATAAAGCTTCTTACTTATAGATAGCATCGGCGAAGTTTGTTGATAAACGTAACCTTTTTCGCCTCCAGACACTTCCCACGCCTCTATTCTAAATAAACTATCCTTACCAACATGATTATCTTTTAATTGTATTGTGTTTCCAACTTGTTTCCATTGGTTTGTTGCGCTAGTTACTTCCCAAGCACCGAAACCGTCATACATGCTTTGTTTCATAACAACACCGTCGGGAGCGCCTTTTATTCTGGTAAACACTGAATATGTTACAAAATCACCAACTTTAATTTTCCCTTGTTCATAAAGCTTTTGTAATCTTATCGCTATTCCATGCCATGAGCCAGGTATGTCGACAACGATATTTCCATTGAATGTATCTCCATTTTTAAATAATCCACCACGCACCTCTAACTCGTCTTTGAATGTTAACATTTTTGTTCCTCTTACAAGATTGACAACATCCGTATCAAGTGCGTTCACCGTTTTTTCAACACGTTCAATGGTTTGCTTAGTTCCATTTGCATCTTGTTCCACTTGATTTAACTTTTGGATTGTTTGCGATGACGTTTTGTTGATTTGCTCAATTGAACTGGATATACCGTTAATATTTTGTTCTGTCTTTACTACGCGATCGGTAATCCCACTTTGATCTTTTTTGATATCAGATACAGTATTTTTTAATCCTTCGACACCTTTTGAAGTTTCAACAATCGTTCGGCTCATGCTTTCTTGAGTACCTTGTAAACTTTTGATTGTCTCTTTTGTTCCCTTGTCACTTTCTTCAAGCGTCTTAGTTACCTGACTGACTCTTTCTTGTTCTCCTTTAACGGCATCAAAGTCTTTTTGTAGATTATCCGCTTTCGTTTCAGCTTCTTTAACCCTAGCATCCAACTTTTCGGCACTAGCATTAATATCTTTCGTCACCTGCTCCAACGTATCTTTCTTAATTGCTTCCACATCAGGAATAAGGAGCTCCCAATCTTTACCGTTCCACACTTTTAAAATACCAGGTTTACCATTGCTAATATCTCGCCATAATGTTTTACCTACTATAAGATTATCGGTCGGTGGATTTTTAGCTTCAATAATATTTACTGTATTATTTTTTAGGTTTTCCTGGACCTTTTCAGCCAGTTTTTTAGCGGATTCAGATTCTTTTTGAGCTTGTTCGGCTGTCCCTTTTGTTTCTTCTGCTAACTTTTCTAGTTGTTCTAATAGTTCTTTATTGGCTTTATTACCTAAAGAAGCAAGTACTCTATTGTATAATTTCCGCATTTCTTCATTCGGATCGGTAATTTCGCGATAATCACCAAATACATATTTATCTTGTGAAGGGTCTGTAAATGATTCATCACCAGCGATTGCCCGTGCTTCTAAATAAAGTTTCGGTGTAAATCCTGTATCTTTTATGCGTATTGTATCCCCCTCATTAATCAGCTCATGAGCTAGTCCAAATACACGACCGATACTTTGTGCATTTACTTCATAAGAAACAGATGTATTAACGCGTTTCTTTATCTCTGTTTTCATAAGAGTCATTAAACGTTGTGGTGTTATATCTTGCTCTGTCTCCGGTGTATAGAATCCGAATTTATGTTGTCCTCGTTCATTCCATCGCTGAAATGCATCATTGTCTACAAGATAAGGAACCCCATTATTAATACTAGAGATGGTTATAAAGTCTCCACCTTCTTTTTTTACGAACCCTAATAGGGCTGTACAGATGTTTTGGGAATTCTCAATTCGTTTGATACCCATTAAATCTTTACCAAGAGTTACTTCTTTACCAGTATCACGCCCTCGCTTTTTGACCATATCCACATAACGACCGACAATTTGAGAGCCTACAACTTCTGCATGGTATTGAATTTCTAATTCAAACAAAGAAGCAATGTCTTTTAAAAACTTCAGTGGATCTATGAATTCATCAATTGTCATCGTGTGGAAGCCAGCGTATTCTGTTTTTCCTCTTTTCCACTTCGTACCCACAAGAGCTATATCAATAAACTCATTGACTGTTTTGCCTACAATCTTCTGTGGATTGATAATGCCAGCTTTCGCGAGTTGAATCCATTCACCAGATGCATAAGCAATGACCGATCTATCATCTGAATCTTTTTCAGCTTCAGTAATTACATATGGAACAATGCGACCATCACGAACTTCTTTTAAAACTAAATTTTGCTGCATGAGTGTCGCTGCATGATCTGTATTATCAAATACTTTAAACTCTAAAGTATCAATGTTATTTTTTATCTCCCAATGTCGCTTATCGTCCCAATAATCTTTTGGTTGTATATTGGAAACGATTTGACTCGTTTTAAAATCAACAACATGTAAAATTCCGCTTGGTGTCCTCATCTAAATCGCTCCCTATACGTTACTTTGGCTGTTCCGACAGTAGAAGGCATGATTTCTAGTTTATTAGAACTCTTATGAATAACAGGATAGTCACTAAATATATCTTTTAGATTAATAGCACTTTTACCATTTATCGTTACAAGACTTCGCTCAGTATCAATAACTACTTTGTCACCAACATCAAAGATATAAGGCGGATTATTTTGTGTATTCATGTTAACCTTCCAAATTTTCAAATCGTCAATAGACATTTCCGAACAAAACATGTTGTTAGAGAATTGAGAAATACTGATTTGTACTTGAGTAATTTTATTCATATTGACGTTATTTTCATCAAACCATACAACAAACCTTTCAGCATCATCAATCTCCGTACCTAAAATAAATTTAGAAATATACGCTTCCCATCTGTTCCCAGTTCTAGCAAGCCATAAACGACCTCTAAAATTTGTCCAAGTGTCTGGGTGATCTCCATTTTCATTAATGAATACCTGTCCACCTGGTTTTTTACTATTACCAACAGAAGCGAATCCACTGTTTTGCTCGGCTTCCCATTGAACATCGCTCATCGATATACGAGCTACATAATCGCTATTTTCATCAAGAAGGCCTATTTCCACACGTCCCATTTGATCCCAATGATGACTATTAATACGTACATAGGCTTGCATGATGAAATCCTGTAATGGTCCTTGTGGAATATTCTTTTTAGCTATGCAACCATGCCAACCTTTTACCGTAGGTTCACCTAGATACTCGGCCATTAAACGGTATCCATCCGATTTAAACTTTCCTCCACCAGTCATATCTTCTGTTTTAGGAACATCTGTCCATCCTATGGTTGTCCCCATCTCGTCCCATAACACACGTTGGTTTCTTTCAACTGGAACCTGGTCTGCTTTCAATGGATATCCAATGCGAAAATAATTCGTTCCATTCCATACATCAAGAAATGTAGAAGGCTTTGTCACTTCAACCTCTATAATTGGATTGGATTCTACACTTCCTTTGTTTTGAACATTTGCTATTAACCCACGCCCATCCATTTCAAATTCTACTGTTTTAGTAGGCCCTAACTTATATGGCATCGGACAAACAAAATTCAAAGTACCTTTACCTAAAGTAACAAAATCCTCAGGATTAAAATCTTCATCAATAACCGCCAGGTATGTCCTATCAGGTGTTACATCAAAGACTAATTCAACAGGTTTTTCTGTAATTAACCACTCTGCTATTTCTTCTTTTAATGTTTCTAAGTCAGATCCATCAGGAACAATAATTCCCACTGGAACAGGTAAAACTCGCATTTCAGTTTCTGTCGTTAATAATCTTGCACCTGGATAACCTGGAACACTTAGAAATTTCCGTTTTAATGGCGCCCACGCTGGTCTTTTCCATCCCTTTTCTATTTGAATAAAATCCTTACGTATATTGTTAAATGTAAAAGAACTCATACTGTCACCCCATTTCTTTATAAAATAAAGGAAACCCAAACCTAAAAGTCTGAGTTTCTTTTTGTTTCTCTTTCTTGATACTCGGTTGTATAACGATAAGTACCGCGCGCCACATCTCGTCCTTCTAAAACAACAGGAACTTCCACAACTAAATCGCCACCAAGCATTGGAATTACTCCCCCTCCAGATGATCCGAAAGAATTATTAATTACTTGATTTGATACACTATTAGTCATGGCCTGTCTACTGTTTGACATACTTCCATACACACCACTCATGACGGTCTTTAATCCTGCTAATTGGTTTGCGGAACTAGCCATCATACGGCTCATATCGTCCATTAATTGATTTATTTCTCCTGATATAGCAAATTGTTGTCTCGGCATGGCTGCTACGATTCCTGCACCAATATCTCCAAGTGTCTTTTTATTCAAAGGTAAAACCGCTTCTTTGCCGGCTTCTCCTGCACCTTGTAGGTTGCCACCATTCATTCCGAAGATAGTCGGTTTAGTGAAGATACCACCTTTTGCACGCCAATCTATATTGAGTCCAGAAGGGAACGTAATATCCTTCCCTAAAACATTTTTCGTACTAGTTTGCAAGCTAAAGTGTGGAAGAGGTGGCATTTCAGGTTTAGGGATCTTTAACTTCAAGTCACTAAAAAAGCTCTTGATCTTACCAATAAATTTTTCTACACTGTCAACTGCATCTTTAATTGGATCAATAATAAAACGTTTAGCTGCTTCGAATTTTTCTTGTGCAGCACTCTTTACGGAATCAAATTTTTCTTTCGCTGAATTATATAAATCAGTAAATTTTTGTTTGGCTGAATTGTAAGCTTCAGTTACTGGATCAATCACGTATTTCTTTGTCAAATTCCAAGCTGTTAGCGTATAGGATTTTATAGTTTCCCAGTTTGATAATATCCAATTAGCCAAATCTGAAAGTTTTTGCTTGGTTGTATTCCACAAGTCTTGAACAGGTTGAATAACATATTCTTTTACCAAATTCCAAGCTGCAAGAGTATATGATTTAGCAAGTTCCCATTTCGAACTTAACCAAGAAATTAAATCGCTAAATTTTTCTTTTACAAAGTTCCAAGTGTCTAGGACAGGTTGAATGACATATTGTTTAAATAATCCCCACGCAACTTGCGCCACCGCTTTTGCAATTTCCCATTGTGTACCAAGCCATGTAACCAATTCACCAATTTGTTTACTCACCCAATTGTAAGCTTCTTGGATTGGTTGAATAATATACTGACTTATCGCCGCCCACGCAATTTGTACCCCTGCTTGGATTAATAACCAACCAGCCTCAAGGACCGTAGAAATCAATGAAATGATAGGGTCTAGGACCGTAAGTACGGTATTCCACGTTTCTTGCCAAGCTTGTACAAGTGTCCCCCACAATTCAGAAGCTGTTGTAACTAAAGATGACCACCAGGAAGAAGCCGTTTCAACAATTCCGGACCATAAACTACTAAAAAATTCACCTATCGGATCAAAGAAACTATGCATCATTTCAGTGAATGAAGCCCAAGCTCCAGAAAAGAATTCAACAATAGAATTCCAGGTAGTACTACATATCTCGCCTATACCTGTCCATAAATCGCTAAAAAACTGACCTATCGGATCAAAAAATGCATGCATTGTTTCCAAAAATGAATTCCATGCTTCACTAGAGGATTGAACGATGCCATTCCAAAGTTCTATTAAATATTCTTTAATAGAATTCCACATATCAATAGTCCACTGTTTTATAGAATCCCAATTTTTATAAATAGCAACTCCTAGAGCCACTATAGCTGCGATAATAATAGGAACAATAGCAACAAGTCCGGCTGCTGCTAAAGCTCCAATTTCAAAAAAGCTCATGACTGTCATGACTATAGGAGCAAGCGCCATAATTGCACCTGAGATTATACCAATAGCCATTGCGACAGCTGTTAATGTGGCTGCTAACTTTGGATTGTTTGAAACCCATTCAGCTATTTTGGAAATGACATCCGCTATGACACTAAGAACCGGCTGAAGCGCAACTTGTAAATCCTGCATCGCTTTTTGAAATTTAACCGCTGGGTTTGCATCCATTTTCTTAATAGAATCATTCAGTTTATCTTGTTGCTTGCCAAAATCAACTGTTTTCTCTTTCGCGCCTAGCAAAGTATTAATTATGTTTTGCCCTTGATCTTCATACATTGTCATTTTGTTATCGTAAAGGCTTTTTATCCTCTACTTCTTACAGTTCATTTCCTGTAAGTTCGGCATACGTTTTCACTAATAAGTGTCGCGGTCTCGTGGAGGGATTATATCTTTTCACCCTCTATGCTCTGCCCCTGACTACACTTCGTATAGTCTTCGGTTCAAATTAGGATTCGCACCCTTTTTGCTTTATACCGCGATTTTACTTCGGCACAATTCATCATCTACCGAAAAACCTAACACCTAATTCATTACGCTTTGTTTCATCATCAACTTGCGATAGAGCTTGTGCAATCTCGGTCATTGCTGCTGAACCTTCTTTACCACCATTAGCTACAGCTTGACCCCATTTTTGAACTTGTTCTGCTGAAATTTGTGTACCTTCAAGGGCTTCTGTCATTGCTTTATCGACACCTTGACCGAATTCAGCCGCTTTTACACGACCTTCTTTCAGTCCATCTAGCAAATTATCGATATTCCAGGTTCCTGTTTCAACCCCAGCTGCCATAATAGCTTGTACTTCTTCAGCGTTGTATCCTGCCCGCGTCAGCTGACCACCATATTCAGCAATAATATCTAATTGTTCCGGTGGGAAACCCATTTTTAATAAGGCGTCAGCCATACCGAGAGCGCCTTCTTGTGAAATTCCTAATTCATTACCGATTTCATTTGTTTCTTGAATTAATTCAGTAAAATCTATGCCAGCATAAGCATTAGAAATAACAGCTGCACTCTTTACGAAAGAAGCATTTGCTTCATCACTAACATCTTTATTCAAAGCCCATTGCCTTCTTACACCCTCAAGTGCTTCCTCTGCATCTAATCCATAGGCTGAAATTCCTCTCACAGCATCCTCTACTGATTTTTTTGAGGACTCAGGAACATCAAATCCTATTTCAATTTTTGTTTTTAATTTCGACATGTCCATTGCTTTTTCGATTGCGGTTGCAATTCCGCCACCAGCTGCTAATCCACCGATAACATTTTCTAATCCTACTTTTAGTCCTTCAAACTTTTTCTCAGTTCTTCCAGCTTCTTGTTGTAAATCTCTTAATTCATTTTGCACTTGCCGTATTGAGTTTCCAGCATCCACAGACCGAAGAGCTCGTTGCAATTTATCAATATCTGTTCCTGCCCCTAATGCTTCACGACCGATGATTCCAATTGCTTGTTCTAATTGCTTACTGGTAGCTGTTCCATTTCGAATTGCATTCACAAGACGATTCCCTAATGCTCCTGCAAAATCTTCAACACTTTTTCCTGTAGCTCTAAACAATGTTTCTAATTGCCTTGTAGAACTCGCTACATTCTCTTGCTCAGTTTTCATGTTTCCTAGTTTATTTTTAAGACCATTAAGTGACCCTTCTGTAAATTCAATCTCACGTCTGAATGCACGATACTGTTCTTCAGAAATTTTACCGTTTTGAAATTGAGCTTGTACTTGTTGTTCCGCTGCTTTCAACTTATCTAGTTTTTGCGTTGTATTTTCAATCTGCTGTGTAAGTAACTGTTGTTTTTGCGCTAATGCTTCCACATTACCAGGATCAAACTTTAACAAACGCTCGACATCTTTTAGTTCTTTAGCTAAAGAATCGCTTTGTTTATTAACATCTTTTAAAGCATTTTGTAACGGTTGAGTGTTACCATTAATTTCAATCGTAATCCCTTTAATTCTTCCTGCCATTTTCTCACCCCTTTCTTAGAATGAATCGAAGTCTTTTTGACCTGCTTTTCTAACTTTTTCTTTATCTGGATTCTCTAACTCAGCGAATTCAGCAATGTAATCAAAGCAATCACCAACGGTCATTTCTTCTAAATCACCTTGTGTTAAATTTGCTTTATAACAAAGAGCAAGAAACAATTCAGTGGTAAATTCTTCATCACTGAATGTCCCTTGCTCTCCATTGTTTTTCTTTATTTTTTTTTTGCTCCCATAGTGACCTGAACTAATTCCATAACTTCTGGCATAATTTCTTCAATCGGGAATTCTTCAAATTCATCTAACCACGTCATAGGATCAGGAATATTTGGATCAGCCGTTTTAGCGTATAACCAAGTTAAGTCATAAATAAGTTCAAAATCTACATTACTTAAATCAACATTAGACATTTCAAGAGGTTGTTGTGAACCATCTGGTGAAGTTAACGTACTAATTGCCCCTAAACCCATCAAATCTGCAAATAAATTACGTCTGAATTGTGCTTTATATCGCTTAACTGTTGCTGCTGTAGCTTTTAATCTAACTTGTTTTCCATCTATTGTAATTGTCTTTTCCATTCACTTACGCCCCTTTTGGTAATGCAGGTACTTTTGTATAAACTTTTTTGTACCAATTATCATAGATCTCTTGTTTTGATTTAGTGGTAGTTTTCGTTTTAACCATACGTTTCCCATTAATATCAATAGGGCTTGATACAAATTTAAGTTCATTTGTATTTGGCTCCGCTGAATTTGTTTTCGTTTTAGATGCAAGTGTTGGACGACTTGCTGAACAGTTAAACATAACATGTCGAGTCGCTCGTACATCGCCATCAAATTCAAACAATAAAGCAAATGGTTTTCCTTTTGCGTCAGCTAATTCATTTAATACACCGTCTTCTGCGTCTAATTCCTCTCCTAATGCATCAACTGCAAATTGCTCTGGAATAGTCGCAATAGATAACGTCCCATCATAACCTTGGTTATTACTTGCTGCGTAGTAAAGCATGTCATCTGCATAGAACTCAATTAAATCCCCTCGTGGATCAAATGTTAATTCAACCGCACCTGGTAATCGTATCGGTGTACTAAATGTAACTACACCATCTTTAATGTCATAGAGTGCATAGTGGACATTTTTCAGACCGAAAGCTACTTTATTTTCATTCATTTATATCAACCTCGTTTCATATATTTTTTGATACATTTTTTCAGATTCAATAAATGTCCCATACGAGTCATAAGGTATCTCATGATCGTCCAGGACCTTTTCAAGTTTTGCTTCTGTGACTAAATCTTTTTTAGTTGTATAAAGCTCTATATTTAAATCATTTATTTTGTGATACACCTTGTTATCAGCCATTAAATTTGCTGATCCATCCACAAGGAAACATATATATGGTGGCGCTGGAACTGGGTTACCTGGTGTTGCTGTGAAATGCGAATAAGCCACAGGATAACCTGTAGCTTCAAGAATTTTTGTTAATTCACCTAATGTCATTGTTGAATCACCCTTTCAATACGTCTTGGCAACTCATCAATTACATACTGTTCAACTGGAAGGATATGAACTTGTGCTGGTACACGGCCCCCACCCACTTTCGCATGTCCCTTTTCTAAAAGATGTGTTAATTGACCTTTTGTATTGTGAACGACAAAACCATTACCTTCTTTTTTCTTACGCCACCCTTTACGGTAAGCACCTGTTTTTTTAGGGCTGCCTTGCCTTAATTTTTCTACAGCGACATCAGCTACTTCTTCTTCTGCTATCATTAACTCTTCTTCCACAACATTTGCATATCTTTGTAATTCTCTAGCAATCTCACTCGCAAAATCATTCATATTAAGTATGCTCCTTTGCGATAATAGTCAATGTTTGATGCATTTCATCATCATTCATTGGCGGTTCGATAATATCAAAGATACGACCTTTCATATTGATTCGCATTTCTTCTGTAATATCAGAAGTATAAGGAATCACAAAACGATAAACCCGTGTAGCTTGTGAAGCTGAAGCTTCAATGTACTCGGAACCTTTCACCGTTTTTATCATTGACCAGGCTTTCTTTAATTCTTGCCAAGATGTTTCGATTACTTGGTTTAATTCATCTTTTATTACTACAGGTTGTTCAATGCTAATTCGATTCCTGAAATCACCTGTATTTAATGGCTTTTTATACTGAAAAGGACGCATATTAATCACCGTCCAACTTAATTTCTTCTAAAGCTTTTCCAATGCTTAAACTATTAATCTGGCTTAAAAAATTCTTATCGAAATACTCTAAGGCATCGTTATAAACATAACGAGAACGTTCAAAGACTAATTCCTTGAACACCTCGTCAATATTAAGATTGTAATTACCACAAACCCTAGTTAAATCTTCATTGGATGCAAATAGGATGCGTCTCAGGTTGTCATCTTCATCATCACCTAATCGCATCCTATCTTTGAATTGCTGTAATATTTCATTTGAAATTACCTTATCCATTCACATCATTCCTTATTTAGTTGCTGGTGGAGTTGGTGGTGTAAAAGAAATTTTCAAATCATAAACAAGAGCCGCTTTATTATCTTTTGGTTTACCATTAGCAAACTGTTTGATTGTATAAAGTGTAGCATCTTCAATCGCTAATGTTTGGTCAAACTTTTTAAGTTTGTATCCACCTGCTATCGCTGCGATATATTGTCCTTTTACAAAGAATAATGCTTTTCCAACTGGAACTTCTTCAGATTCAACAGTTTGAATGTTATAAGGTAATGCCATTACCCATTGGCCATTAGCCGTTTGAATTGTGTTACGTGCTTGTACACCAATTGCATCTACAGGATTGACAACCATCACAATTTTATTTAACACTTTACGGGATTTTCCTTTCCCATCAACAGATAAAGCTTTTACTACTTCATAAAGCTCACCAGCAATTACTTCACCATTTTCAGAAGGAGCAAATGTTAGTGTACCGGATGATTTTTTATCAGTAACCGCACCTGTAGTTGCATTTACATCTTTCATTAAACCTACAGGTTGATGCGCTACTGATCCGCCACCATTTACAAAGCCAAACTCTAAACCAACAGAATAACTTTCTACTAATAATGTTCGAACGTAACGCTCTACCCATACTGGCCCTAATTCAAGCATGTCATTTGGAATAGCACTAAATGCAGTTAATTTAAGTTGTCCAATTTGTTCTTCTCTAAAGGCTGCATTTATTTGCCCTCTAATATCACCGAATAATTCTCCCCATGCATACGCTTTTGTTGCGTCAGAATAAATAAACTTCGTGACTGCCCCTAAATCTTGCATTCCAATTGCTTCAAGTAATGGATGTTCAGTTACTAAATCTTCAAATACACGTTCTTGTGTAGTATATGGAAGAATTGAATCATCCTTAAATCCCCCATCTTGTACAACTGCATTAAAGAATTTACGTTCTTCAGACGTTAAAACGTTTTGTCCACGTGACGTCAAAATTTGAGCGTCTTGCGCTTCGATACGTGCTTGTGCTGAAATCTTTTCTGATAAATCCGTTACAAGAGTATCAAACATATCATCAAATGCAGCAGATAAATCCTCCATTTTTGTATCTTCCGCTTTTACCAGATTCATATATGCTTGTTTTTTCGCTTCAAAGTTTTCCATTGTACCTTTAATTTTCATAACCATAATTATTTCCTCCTAATTTTTGAGAATTAAAAAAACCTTTTCCGTTTTTGATTACCCTCCACTTGTAAATGTGGTGGTTCTGGATTAGGTTTATTTGATAAATTCATATTTTGTTGTAAGTTATTCGTTACCCTATTAATAATCTGTTCCAACTGTTCATCAGTAATACCACTATCACTTTCTCGATTATCAAATTCTACTTTGTCAGCAAAACCCTCTTGTACTGCTTGTTCAGCAGTAAACCATGTTTCAGCTTCTAATAAATCTGTAATCTCTTCACGACTTTTACCTGTTTTTTGCTGATAAATTGAAACTATCGACTCATCATACGCTTCGAGTGCATTCAATGTTTTTTGAATATCCTGCTTATTTCCATAAGCTATTGTTGATGCTTCATGAATCATCATTCGTGAGCCTGTGCGCATAACAATCTCGTCAGCAGCCATTGCAATAATCGATGCAGCAGAAGCTGCTAGTGATGTAACTTCCACAATGACTTTTTTATCTAAGTCCTTTAAGTAATTATAAATCTCAACACCTTGATCGGCATCTCCACCACCACTGTTTAGTTTAATTTTAACTGTAGATGCTCTAACTTCTTTCAAAGCGCTTCTTACACTTTCAGCACTAATAGCATCGTACCACCAACTGCTACTACCGATATAACCTGATAACACCATCTCGTGCTCATCATTTTCTGGATTAACTGCATTAGAAAACTGATAAGGAATATGTTGTATTTTATTTTTCATTCTTATCACCTCCTTCAATTGAATTTGCAGATTGATAATTCTTCGTAATTACAAATTCGTCTAGTTCTGGATTATTAGAGCGTTCAGCACCAAACAACTTCCTCACCTCATTTCTAGTGAATGCACCACTTGCTACTAATTTATCAACAGCCTCAGCATGATCTATAATATCTTTCTCTTTCACACCAGTTACTTCAATTTTTTCTCCTAATAGGAAGTTCTTTTTTTCAATTAATTTCGCATTTAATTCATCTTCAATCTTTTTAATTAGAGGACTAATACAGAATTTTATATAGGCTTTAATTGATGTTTCGTAGTCTCCCATATCACCACGAACTAATGCCGTAGGAATACCTAAAATATTAGCCACATGATCTATTAAATCTTTTTTTAATTTTGATAGTTCCTCTACAGACCTACCATTATTTGAACCATCAGCAATTTCCGTATAGTTAAAACCTTTTATTTTTGGAACAATTGCAAAAGCGTTTTTCCGAAACGCCCCAAACAATTTATCCATAAAGCTTTGTAATTTAGTAAGGTTTTCCCCCTCCAAATTTTGTGCGGATTCCATCTCAGCAGTTGCACGTATTTGATTAGAAAACATATTTGTCTCAATCATACGACTAAAAAGTTGAGTGTAATCCTTGAATATTCCACTCATAAATTTTGTCAATTCTTCATTGTTATAAGTAATGTAAATAACCTCGTCCATTTGAAATGACCTTTGGAATGTATAATCCTTTACGGTTACATTTTTAAACACATCAGGATATACTGCATATTCAACACGATCAAAATGATCAGCAATGAGTAAATCATTTTGATCTGTAAGAATTGCCAACACTTCATTATCAAGAATTAATTTATACACAAAATCTTGCCAAAAATCAGCTGCGCTTTGATCTGTATTGGGCCTAATATTCAATAAGTAATGCCAATCATTATATTGACGTGTATCCTTTTTCATCATCCGAAATTCAGACAACGAAACGGTTCTAGCAATAAAATTAATACAAGTTTCTAATGCTACCTTTTTTAAATAAGCTCTTTGATTCGTTTCAATACCAAAGAAATCAAAATCATTTAGCATCATATTAATCTCTTTATTTTTACCAAGTACATCCGACAACCAACTCATATTTCCCCTTCACCCCCTTCTTAGAAGTTCAATGCATTCAGCAAGTCTAGCGCTGCACCAACATCTGTTTCTCTTACCTCATCCGCTCGATACATAGCATGTACAAATGCCTGGAATCCATCTGTTTTTCTGCGAACTGGTTCTTTCTTCTCATACATTTTATTTCCATCTTTTTTAATAACAACGAGTACATTATTGGTATACCAACGCATTATCGGATTATCACCAAATACAATTTGGCGATGTGCAAATGCAACTTCAATTCTAGGAGCAAGCAAACCATGAATAGCTCTCGGATTTCTAATTACTTCAACTTCAAATCCAGCATCCTCAAAAAGTGTTCTTAGTAAGTCTGCACGATAATTATCCATTATGATTTTTTTGATATCATAATAATTTCGCATTTCAACGAACCAAGCGACGATGGTATGTGGATCAATTGTTTCTCCTTCCACAACTGTCAGAAGACCTTGCTCTTCCCATTCTCGAATAGGTGCAAACTTCTTCTTACCTGCAATTTCAGCATCATGCTTTTTGGAATAACTATAATATTTATCAACGAATTCCTTTCTAGCATACGAATGAGATTTCCATAAATAATCACCCTTACTTCTAAAAAGTAATCCACATGCTGCGAAATCACGAATACTTGCATAATCAAGTGCGCCGATACATTCATGACCTTGTAAATCTGGCAATTCGCGATTAGTTGCTGCAATCTCTTCCCATTTTGCAACTGACCTTTCTAGATCTGTAACAGGTAAATTCATTCGTTTTGTCATGAATTCTTCTCTATTACTTGGGTCATCTTCTAAATCTTCGTATTCTTCTTTTATAGTTTCAAGTAACCCCTCAGCATATTCGCTCAATGGTTTAGATAACATAGGATTAGCAAGTTCCCAATTATCAATATCATCCACTTCGTTTTCATCATTCAATTTACAGATAAAAGGAAAGACAGCATTCGGACGTGCTTCACCGTTCAATACCTTCATTGCCTTTTCTTTTTGCTTATCTAAGAAACCGTCACGAACATATCCATCTGTACCAATGTAAAATTCACGTGGGTTTTTCTTTTTCCCTAAACCACTGATATGAACGCGGACATCTTTATTACTTTCGTATTGATGTATTTCATCAAATACTACCGCACCATCACGCAAACCATCTTTTGTATCACCGTTTGAAGTCCTAAACTTCAGTACACTTTCAGTAGCCTTTGAAACCGTTTGAGTTAACGTTGTTTTAAAGGCTCTCTTCAAGACCTCATTCTTCTTCACACATTTATGAACTTCATCAGGACTTGTTTTCGCCTGTTCTTCACTATTCGCAACAACTGAAATGTTATACTCTGGAATGCCATGTAATTCACTTATTAAAAAATGAATAATAACAGAAATCAGACCATTTTTACCGCCGCCACGCCCTAACATCCATAGGAATTTACGATAAAATACACGTCCATTTTTCTTATAAAACAAAAAGACGAATGCTATTAAGAATTTTTGAAATGGTTGCATCGGAAAATACCACTTCTCACCGAAGTTAATACAATCCTCAATCATTTCATCATCAAAATACAAATCGTCTCTATTTAGAACGTATTTTTCTAGATATCCAATTAACAGTTCTCTTTCTTTATTGAACTTCACTTTCCCACTTCGATAAAGTTCAATATATTCTTCTACATATTTTTGCTTAATCATGTAAGATCACTTTTGTTATATCCTGTATCAGGGATAGTATTCTTAACAACAAACTTTATATCTCTCCCTAACGCAATTAAAGAACTGTTAATTTTATTCCTCTCACTTATAAGAGGGTGGGCCTTAACGAAAACTTGGGTTCCATTTTTGATTGTTACGGATTCCCCTTCTTTAGTTATCGTTTTATTAATTTTTCGAAATGCTTTAACTAGATCAATATAGCGTTCCACCTTTTCAACTTCAACTAAATCTGTCGTATCAATACTATTCATTAACTGTTCCTTTAACCTTACAATACTAACAGCCATCTACCCACCCCCCTTACGCGCGTATTTTCGAAAAAAACCTGACAGTTAACCCCCTCCTCCGGTGCCCCTTAGAGCAATTTTTGGTGAAATATTTTAAGGGGGGGTATTATTACTGAATCATTTTTACCACTTTTCATCGTTTTCCCATTTATTCGGTTTCTTTTCAAAGAATCTTCCATGTTCTTTATTATGGCAATCCACACAGACTGTTTCTAAGTTATCTATTTCTAATGCAAGTTCTGAATGATGCTCAAGTTCTTTTATATGATGGACAACTAGTTGTATCTTCTTACGCTTTGCACTCGCACTGTATTCATAGGTGTCCACACGAACACTACCATTGCGCTTACACTCTTGGCATTCATAGTTGTCTCTCTTCTTTACTTGTTCACGTATGCTCTTCCATTCACCACTGTCATAAAACTTACGCTTCTGTTGTTTGGTTTTATATTCATTCATGAAGCTTACCTCTTTGTTTATAAAACAACTTAGCTATATCAAGAGCTAACAGGATAATCCAGAATGGAATTAAAAAGAAGATAACAGCAAATGATATAACAATTGTTGTTATCAACCATACAGCATCGTTCACATTCTTATATGCAACCTCACATATCGATGGATATAACCTGATTGTTGTATATAGTAGCCCGACAATAAGATAAGCTAATAGCCATAGCATTCTATCATTCTCCTTCCTCAATCTTTCCACGGAATTGAATATCAAGACATTTCTCGCAATAGAAACTCCCCAAGATATGGATAGATACTTGTTTATTGTCAGCTTGTATCGTGGTTGTTTTACTATCCATCAATTGATATTTATGTTCACATTCTTTATGTTGATTGATATGTTGTTTGTACTTCTTTAACCTCCACATATCTACAAAAGCACCGTTACATTTCGGACAAACAGTAACTTCTTGATATTCTTCTTCTGGTGCTTGATAAGTTTTAATTTGATAGTCACAAGCTAAACAGCATCTTGAAATATTACTCATTCATCCTCACCCCTTACACTTAAATCCTTTCTCCATTTATCTTTTTCCAGTAATTCTTTTATTGATGTTTGCATGAGATATTCCACAGAATAAAACATAGGTTTCTCGTCATACAGTTTATAATACTTAACATCTATTCCAGACTTTTTGTGTGCTTTTTCAAGTGGTTTAAGGTATTTAATATACGCTTTCTTATCAATAGACATAAGACCAAGTGTAGCAATCTTACCGTTTAAAACGCTGTCCATCTATCTTCACTCCCTATCTTTCAAAGTCCAATCTAATGTCGATTTCTCTCTTTAATTCATCAGTAGAGAAGCCTTTAAGTCTTTCATCAGGTTTTACGGTCCTAAAGCCCATATTGATGTGACCACATTTAGAGCATATATCCATTATCTTCGAATGAACTCTGAACTCAATAAATTCATGTTTACAATCCATTTTTCATCCTCCTCTAAAATAAAAAAGCACCCGAATGGATGCTTTAATATGTAACCTCATACAAATCTGATTTAATCACTTCTTTGTCTAACCTATATTTCTTACAAATTGATCTAACTAATTCTTCAAACCATTTAGGAGAATTAGGTGAAACGTAAATATTTTCAATTAAACTATGTAAATCACACTTTATAGGCAATCCAAAACTTACAGGCACTCCCCCTTTATCTATCGTTGCAAACTTATTAGATAAAAATCCAGTATCATGTACAGCTCTAAGTTCCTTCTCATGCGCAAAGGATTTTCTTTTACACGTGTATGGCCAATATATATTATCTAGCGGTATTTCATCTTTTTGATAATCCAAGTAATTAACACTACCAATATAAATAGATTCCTCCGTGTTTACTAAACTATGCTTCAAGCACGATACTGTGGACTGAATAGCCAAACCTTCAAAAGTGCTCAAATATAAATCCCACATAGCCGCTGATTCACCTTCATTAATATGCCAACAATTTATTGTCATAAACTCTCTGCTTTTGGCAAATATCTGTTTATGCCTCTCAGCAACACCATACCCTTCCGTAGGATGTTGCATCCCTAAGTACTTTAGATCTAAAATTTCATCAGTTATTTTAGGAAGAACACCTTCAAAGGGATCACGAAACTTATCCGACCTTACAAAAAACAAAGATTCTGATTCTAACATGCTAACAAACTTAGTAAAATCCATATAACGCCAAATTTTTGTATCATCATGTGGTGTGTTAAAACATATATGTTCATTAAACATACTTCTTCCTCCGTTTAATTTGAATATTTAACATAAACCTAATTTTACCACAAATTAACTCTAGCATTTTAAACTTTACCAGCAATTATACTAAGCTCCATGAGAAACATAAGAGTCAGGATCCTCACATACCATGATCATATATAATTTAAATTGTTCTTTCGTAACTATCCTTAATCCCTCAAAAATAAAAAGCACCCGTATGGATGCTTTGAAATTGGTTATTAATTTATACCTTATTTACGGTACGTGAAGTTTTATTCTTATTCCAATCACTTAATGATGAACCGCTGATACGCATCAACAATATTAAGTAACTGGAAGAAGAGCAAAAGCTCTCCTTAATAACGGTACCATTCAATCATTACCATCTGCTGGTTTCGGATTTTATGTGCCATCATTATGAAACCGTTTAGACAACATATAGATTATAAAGGAACATTATGAGTTGTGTTTTCCGCCACTTCTCACAATACAAATATATCACGTTGATTCCAAAACAACCGGCACATTTACTGCCAAAAAGCGGTCATTACTCTGCCACTATTTGTTGTTTCTTAGTTTTATTTTAGAAGTAAAACCAATACTTGGGAGTCCATCATCACCATAGTCAAAAGGATCCTCAATAATTTTATTTTTTGTCATCTTTTTCAATGCATCGAATAAATCACCGTACTCATCTGACTCTGGTTTTTGACCATATATTTCCTTTGCAAGCTCAAAAAATGTCATTTTCTTTTCCCTTAAAATATTCTTAATCTTTTCGATATAAGAGTCTGTTTTTATATCTTGTTCAACATCTTTTGATTTCTCTATTAAATCAAGAACTAAATCCTTTACCTGTTCCTTATTTAAAGTAGTAGAATGAATCCCTTCTAATGTTTGATTAATAACTTCTTTTGTTCTTAATTCAATTTCATCTGAAAATGTGTCTCCATCCTCATTCCCGTTATTTTTATAAACATACCGTCTCATATCAGATACAGTTTCTTTCACCATACCAAAAGTATCTGCATACATTTTCTCAAACATCATTTCTAATTTCTTGACATTTGAATCAATATCACGTGCTGAATTTTCAACGTCTTTAGATGACTTTTCTGACATTTTATAGAAAAGTATTGATAAAACTATTGCTACAATTCCCAAAACTAATGATATTACAGAAGAAAATATAGAAAATATTTCTACGGACTTTAAAGATACTTCTATTACTTGGTCTCCACTTTGCAAACTACCTTTCATTATATGACTCCTTTACTAAATAATTTAAAAACCCTCTATTAATATATCATAAATTAACAGTTATCCATATCTTATATTTTGTGTAACTAATCTAAATGCTACAGCCTTTGATATCCATAGCTTCATAACACTTCCTCTTTTGAGTTACACAACACAATAAAAATGAGTAACTGTATAGAATGGGGTAGAATAACATGGCCACCAATTTAAAATTTTAATGTACTCCAAAAATAAAAATCCACTGCATTTAATTACTTTAAATAGTCAGTGAATTTTTATTTTATTAGCTTGATAGTGGTGAAATACTGCCAGAATTCCAAAAATTTTGTATGCTAAGAGAATTTCAACCTAAAAAGTTGGATTCCTATGAGTTAAATAAAATGAATAAAGTCTTTTACACTCTCTTCTTTAAGAACGTTTCCATAATATCCTTCCTGAACCTTTCATAATCAAACTGAAAAGCTACATTATGCGTTTTATAGCCTGGATTAGTAACAAAACGAAAGTCTGCAATGCTTTGACCAAACCCTTCCCCTTGATCAGGAATTACTTTAATGGGTACTCTCGAAAGGCTAACAGCCTCCCTATTTAACAAATACCACACTGTTACAAAATCATGCATAGGACTTCCACTTATACCTGGATTAGACTTGGAGTAAAAATTATAATAATAATCTAACATAGGTTTAATGATAAGCCCTGCAAGATCCTGTGTATTCCGATGAAATGCATCAATTTGCTGGACCATTTCGGGTGTAACAATCGCATGTTGGGTCACATTTAAAGGAATAATTGTCAAGTTCTTTGCATGTTGCAGAATTAAGTTTGCTGCATAAGGGTCTGCGTAAAAATTAGCTTCAGCCACAGCAGTTACGTTACCCGGATAGAAAAAAGCTCCCCCCATGCAAATGCATTCTCTTACATTTCGCATTGTTTCTAAATTCAATACAAAAGTTGTAGCTAGTGAAGAAAGTCTTCCTAAATTGATAATTGTAAGTTCTTCTAAATTCGATTCTATAATTTGATAAATATCATTTAAAGGATAAACTGGATATGAAATTTCAGGTGGAATAATAGGTCCTAATCCAACTTTTCCATGTACCTCAGGGAAATACTGAGTCAATATACCTGTCAATGGTACAGAAGCACCCAGGAATACAGGTATTTCTTCTCTTCCCGCAATGTACTTTAAATAGTTAATATTTCTTATTACATTTTCTCTTGATACATTTCCATAATCGGCCACGATTCCTACAAGTTGAATGTCTTTACGAAAAAAGGTGTAGAGTATAGCAAATGCATCATCAATCCCTAAATCTGTAAACAGGAGAACCTTTTTTTGCATATCTCTTCCTCCAAAATTTATAGAATTCTACTTTCGCCAATGATGTAGTGATTAGACTACGCTTGTATATATATTTTTTATGTATTCTTAAAGAGTGGATTCTATTCACTTGAAATAGCTTTGCTCATCTAAATTTGATTTTATGTTCAAGCGTAAGTTTCGGTTCTTAAGTCGATAAGCATGTGTTGTTATCCTTGAATAAAAAAAGCAATGATTAGATTTTAAACCTATTCATCGCTTTATCCATTGCATCTTGGTTTACTCCTATATATCTCAAAGTTACGCGTTCACTTGAATGATTGAATATCTCCATTAGCAAGGCTATGTTCTTTGTCTGCATGTACATATGATAACCGAACGTCTTACGTAATGTATGCGTTCCAATCTCGTCTATGCCAAACTCTGTTGCTGTACTACTAAGTATTTTATACGCCATGCTTCTTCCAATTGGTCGATTCTTTCCTTGCCTGCTCTTAATTAAATACTCATGGTCTTCCATATCTTCAATGTACCACTTTAATTCTCTTCTTAATGCTGCAGTAATCTGAATACGTTTCTGCTTCCCCGTCTTCATTTCACGCATGGAAATATGACTTCCCTTTAAATCTCCAACCTTCAATTTTAGAATGTCACTTATACGTAAGCCCGTATTGATTCCCATTACAAACAAGATATAATTACGTTCACTCTTTTCTTTTAAATACTCTTTAATTTGTTGTATTTGCTCTGGATCACGTATCGGTTGAACAAAATTCATTATTTATTACCTCCAGTTTCTACTGTCTCATAAACTTCTAATCCTAGTGCAAAAGCAAGTTTATAAAACGCTTTAGACTTCCAACGTCGATAAGTGCGCTCTGACATCCCTATCTCGTTATAAACCATGTAGTCACACACATCCTCTTCTTCTAAATAACGTTTATAAATAATATCTCTTTGAATACTTCCTGCACGTCCGTTTCCTAATCGATTTAGAAACTGATCAATACGTAATGACATTTTTTCAAGCCACTCTTCTCTTTTGCTTTGCTGAATATTTACTACAGCAACATCTTCTAATGGTTTTCCAACTGTATGTGTAGGACCATGCTCACGTATTTCATAAGAAGGAGTGACTTTCATTTCTTTACGCATCATCCCGAATTGTCTATGTATACGTATGCTTTCCAACACACCTTCTAATTCCGCTTGTGTCGCCGTTCTGTCAATTTTTGATAAGAAAGATAATTGTTTAGTCATGTAAGACCACTCCTTTTTATTTTTAAATTACTTTTGTCTTATTGCTCCACGTCTTCGTTCATAGCAAGGTCTATGCATCCCCATTAAATCTTCAATATCACGAGTGCTTAATTTCTCTTTTTGTTTTTTCTTGTTTTTCTTCTTTCCTTGCTTGGATTTCTTTTTCCATTCAAGTAATTGATCCTTTAACACCTTCATTTCCCCATCTCCCTTTTCAAAATAAAAAGGACACCTATTCGTAAAACAGCCTTAATTGCTGCTTTAATGAATTGGTGTCCTCTAGTTTTCTAGCCGGACTATATTTATTTCATGATACTTGTCTGTATAAACAGATTCCTCCAAGCTTTATCTATTCTATCTTTCTCATATTTTTGTATAACCTTTGTACGACGAGCAATTGCTTTTTTTAGTTTCTTTTTCTTTAAATTATTCAACCCTCTCACTCCTTCTTGTAAAACAGTTTTGTCCATTTTGGGGCGTTTTCATTACTTTAATACCTTATTACATTCAAAAAACTGCTCAAATGGAAGTTTTACCTATATAATTTCAAAAGGATTATTTTGTTTAAATTTATACTACATCTTATAAACACATACGAATTATACTTTTTTACTAGTATACAAGCCGTATCTTTTAAAAGAATCACAACATAGAATACAATACAGGACAAGACTTTCAAAAAACTTGTCTAAGTTTATTCTCAAAAAGGGGTGAACATAAATGCCTATCGTTAAGCCTTTTATAGCTGGAAGACGATTTGTAAGTACAGCAGCTACAGGGACTGTCGCTGGAGCGGATTTAACTTTTGCTAACACAGACTTCACCGATGATACTGGTGCTGTAACAACCTTCCCTGCTTCTTATGCTTTTTTAACGCTTTATATTAATGGTGTTATTCAAACAGGTGATACTATTACTGGTGTGACTACTACAGCTGCTACTATTGTAGGAGGTGCCGTACTAGATGGAGGTACTCCTATCGCAATTGAATTTACAATAACGTAAATTTAGTTGTCTTTTTAGGGGTTTCATTAAAAGAAACCCCTAATTTTAAAAAACTGATATTAATTTTAGTAGCAACTACATAACACAGTGCATATACTAGTTTTGAATGATAGGAATTTATACTCACTCTCGAAAAGAGCACCTATAGATAGTGCTCTTTTTTAGCTTCCTCTTTTCTACAAAATAAAATTTTTATATACATAAATACCGGACTAAATGCCTAAAATAATTAAAAATTTAGGCGGTATTCAATGAAAACAGTACTCACAACCCTTAAATATTTATTAATTACACTTGGAATTTCTTGCTTAATTATTTTAGGTTACATATGGTATTTTCCACATTAATTTAAAATGCCTAACGTTCTTTCTGGTGCGTAATACCCAAACATAACGCCCCATGCATCTTTTTCAATACCAAGCCTGATTTTCAGCATTCTTTTTCTCCATTCCGATCCCAATTACAACATTACCTAACATATCCGCTAAATTATGAGCTTCTTCCATGTTTGATGTATGGAACCTAATTACTCTACCGTCAGGAAAATTCATTGAAGCTCCTCGAGATTTTTCTGATCCGAACGTGCTGCAATAAACTCCAGTTTTACGCCACAAACACTTATTTTTGTCTATGTGACATGCACTACCCATTTCTTTTTTCCTCCCCTGAATAAAACTCAATATTCCGTTAATACTGTAGACAACCCATTAAGTTACTTTCTCCTTGTTCCCCCTTGGAGGACCGAGCAGTTAGCTTTTGCTAGCTGCTCTTTGTATTTTAAATTTTATTTTCACCCCTACTACGGAATTTTCATATGTTATTGTGTAGTCGCATCTTTTCGGTTGTGAGCTCATTCATTTTATTTCTTAAAAACCTTCATGAAATATCATGTACTAAACACTCTGAGGAATAGCGCTGTTCGAAGGCGCTCTTTTTTTCATCCTAATAATCTTCACAATTCTGTACATACTACTGATAAGCTGCTTTCTTAACAGTGTTTGCAGCCCGGAACCTTTTTTAGGAATGGAGCAGTTAGCTTTTGCTAGCTGCTCTTTTTTTCGTATAGGTACCCATTTACTCTAAAATGAATAAACTATCTTGAACCTTATTTTTCAGTCATTTACTGTTTCATGACTTACAAACATAACCCCAATACATGGAATGCTTTTTAAGCGAGCACTCTGGAACAAGTGCTCGTTTTACTTTGGCATTTTTCTACAAAATGAAATTTTTATACAAAATACACATAACTCAATCTACATAATTTCATACGATATATTGCATCATTTCTTTTTAGAGTGGATAGTCGTTACAGAAGGGCACTTTACAAAGTGCTCTTACATTTACATACCAAATAGCGTTTTTGTTTAAATCCACTTTTTTAACTGTGGCTTTACTAACACTTTTGTGCTAGAATCCACTAGGATATTATTTTGAAATTATTTTTGGAGGCTTTATGAATAATCAAAACAACAATGAAACAAACAACATCAATAGAGTATTGGCAATTTTTCTAATAGTATCACCACTATTAATGCCTATCGTACTACCTACAGCCATAATTGTAGGAATGAAACAATGGATGCCTGATGACGTTGAATACCCAAGTATAATGTCACTATTGACTTTATGTATTGGATTTTTCATAGTTGGAATCATCTTCTCTTTCTTATTACGCGTATTTAAACTATCTGAAGAAAAGCTAAAAGAATTAGGTTTCTTAGGATTTACAATTTCAATTGTTAGTACATTCCTGTCAATGTATGTCGGATATTTTTGGCTAGCAAAACTTAATTTCACAGCAGTGCAATTATCACCACATGCTGTATTAACCTTTGCAATTTTATCTACAATTCTTTTAGAAGTAATATTTAAGCTGATTGATAAATTTGATACACCTGATACAAAAGAAACAATTGAATAGATATTAAAATGATTATCTTAGAGTACATATCAACATGTGCTCTTTTTTCTTTTTAATCAAATAACGATTTTATTAAGTTTTTTATACAAATTGTACATCCTTTATTACTGCCCATTTCCTCTTATTCTGCATTCCTATAAATAGACAACAGCATAGGATAAACAGGAAATGATAAAATCATGAGAGGAGCTTGGATATGCAATATAATCCACGTTATTATCAATGTCAAAGCTCAATGGATAACATCTGGAATAACAATAATTGGATTTACGGTTGGAATCCTTATTATTACAGTTACAACAATAATGCTTGGGACCACAACCGGAATCCTTGTTGTGAAAATGTTAGATTAACAGATTATGGAGCTAGACCATTTGTATTGAATATTAACCAAGCCACTAAACAAAACAATACTTATCGCACCGCTATCTGGACAGGAAAAAACTTACAAGTAACTTTAATGAGTATTAATGTTGGAGATGACATAGGTTTAGAAGTACACCCTACAACTGATCAATTCATACGTATTGAAGAGGGCCAAGGACTCGTTCAAATGGGTGATAACAAAGATAAATTAGATTTTCAAGAAATGGTCTATGATGACTATGCAATTATGATACCTGCTGGAAAATGGCATAATGTAATCAATATGGGGAATAAACCACTTAAAATTTACTCTATATATGCACCTCCAGAGCATCCCTATGGTACAGTTCATGAAACAAAAGCGATTGCCATGTCTACTGAAGCAAATCGGTATTACTAATGAGAAATTATCTTAGTCTTAAACAAAATTATTGCTTAAATACTTCAAAGCCATAAAAAATTTAAAATAACTCTTAGTCAGAGAGCCCCTTAAAAACCGCTCTTTAATTTTTAAATAAAGATTTTATCTAAATCCATTCACTAATCTCATACTTTGACATACAATAATAGTGCCTTTCTATATAATGTGAGTTCGTCACTGTCGTTATAATGAGGTATAAGGAGCGCTCACGATTAGCGCTCTTTTTATTTAAATAAAGATTTTATTTTTAATTACACCTATCTAAAAAACATACATACAATATATTGGGTATTCTTTTTCAACATTAGTTCTAGTCAGAGAGCACTTTTAAAAGTGCTCTTTTAATTTATTTGGATGGATTATGTTTTACATATAATAAACATAAAATGCAAAGAGCAGACAAGACATATTTTTTAATTAAATAAGGATTTTGTTTAAATTTCATTAACCTTATTGATTCCTTTGCATACAGTATTATCACAAGGAATTCCACAGGTGGCTCTGGTCCAGTTACCTTGAATTTCTTGCACACCTTGTGGGAAGAATCCGTTTATAACAAACGGGTTCTTTTATTTTTGCTCATACAATAAGAATTTTGTTAAAAAACTGCACATTTATTCAGAACATGCATAAAATATAATGTGGTATTCTTTTTCAATATTTTTTATCCGAGAGCGCCTTGAATGGCGCTCTTTAATTTTCAAATAATTACGAGAGCGGATTTTATTATGTTGTACAAGCACTACTTCGCTTTATTAAATAGACTATATAGACATCTAAAAGAAGGGAGCTTTAAATTCATATGGCTGATTACTTTTATAAAGATGGTAAAAAGTATTATAAAAACCAATCGCATACGGACCACCAAAAAAATAACTGTTTTGTTGAGACTCATACAATTAGTGGTTCAGGAGAAAATTTAAATGGAAATATACCTATATCTATTGACCTCCTAAATACCACTCCACAAACAGTATTTGAAGATTTCACCAACAATCACAATAAAACATTAATTCAGTTATTCGTTGTCGGTATGAGTGCACCCGTTCAAGTAACTATTCTAACAAGAAGATCTAGCATACCAATTACTACTACATTACAACCCGTTCAAACAAAAATATTTCAAGTTGAAGATTTTCAAAGTCTTACTCTTACAAAGCAAGAAGGTCCTGCTAGTGCAGTTAGTTTATTTGTTCAAAAAACATTTTGTATCTGCTGTAACAATAATAACGATTCATGTGATGAATATTACCACGAGTGCAACTAATAGATTAAATCACCGTAAGAACTCTTTATATAAAGGGTTCTTTTCCTTTCACTCCCCTCATTTCCCCGTTTTTTATTAAAATAACTATTTTGTTATATTCCTTGCACTTTTAAATGAGACAAGCATATGTTGTAATATAGTGTTTCATCACTTATATACACTTCCTTTTTTCAAGAGTACATATTCGATATGTACTCTTTTTGCATCACTATAAAATAACGCTTTTATAAAGTAATTGATAGCCCTGCAAGCCTTTTATCATATATATAGAATTTTCTCCATACCGTATACAAAGATGAGATTTCTAGAATATGCTGGGAGGTAACATATGACTAACTCAAATATTTACGACTTCATCATGAAATACGCCCGAGGACCCCATTTTCATCAAGAATTCCCAATAATATTATTTTGGAGTCAAAAAAGCGGATGTACATCACTTGCTCATTGGTTTTTTTATCAAATCAACTTGTTTAAGGAAGCCATTAAATATAACCCATTCATCCATAATTATGAATTCGACATTTACAAAAATTCAGTTTACTACTTTGCTGGACTTGCTAATGCATTATCCACAAATGAAAAACCGACATATAAACTTGTAAGAAATCCCTATAAAAGGGCAGTAAGTTCATTTCTCTCACTAATTCCTCCACCAAATATTGAACATCCCGAATGGCAGCCAATTAGACAGTTTTTATATCATGATAAAAACTGTAATAAAAAAATCTCCTTTAAACTCTTTTTATATTACTTAAAAGCACATATGAATAATTTAGATGATGTGAACCCCCACTATGTGCAACAATATGTCCAAGATGAAGAAAAGTTTGTTACAGACTATATTCACCTTGAAAATTTCTCTTCTGAAATCTCAAATTTAGAGAATATATACGACTTAAAGAAGTCCCCATTAGATATATTAACTAAGTCATGGCATCATCAAAGTGGGATAACCATTTTTAAAGGTAACTATGCAGATGCTGATATTACTGATCCTCTATTCCCACGACTCCCAACATATGAAAGTTTTTATGACTCCGAAACTATTCAATTAGTTGAAGATATTTTCAAAAAGGATTTCACTGTATACAAATACTCCCTAACTCCCCTCTAAAATATAGGCATTTTTATAATCATAGATTCATAATTATTACAGAGAAACTTAAGCCACCTACTTAAGTTTCCTCATAATACTCCTGCGAATTGAAGTTGGGCACTATTCTAATAGTGCTCTTTTTCTACAAAATTCAATTTGGTCTTACTTTACATCTACACGTGTTTGACTTGCTTCTCGACTAAAACCATCAGGATATCTTTTAGTTAATTTTGCAATATTCATTTCAGCAATATCTTGCAACGTATATCCCAGTTCGTGCGCCATAATTGATAAGTAATACAAAATATCTCCAAGCTCTAAGGCTAATTTATAAGTGTTTCCATCCTCTTCTCCTGGACAATGCGATGGCTGGAAACCATGTCCATGATAAATTGCTTTTTTTACAATATCGGCAACTTCACCAGCTTCGCCTGTAAGTCCTAAAGCTGCATTTGAAACTCGTCCACCAAAATCAGTTTTGCTATTCCAAGTTCGTAAAGTTGCTTCCTGATAATCATTTAATTCATCAATCGATAAGATACTTGCAATCTGTAAAACTGTAGCTTCATTTATAACTTGTTCCTCATTTTTCGCTTCACTCATTAATTTAGTTGCTTCTAATACACCATTTTCCATAATGTTCATTTTGATTTCCCCTTCCTATTTAGCAAATCCCTAATCCTATTGGACGATTTTCAATTAAATACTTATCAGCTTGATCTATTACAAGAAGCGCAACTTCCGCTTGGTGTCTCCTTAATGCTTTTGCCATCTTCGGCAAACTCATACCTTGACTCCACATTTCACGAAAACGTACTACATCTCTTTCATCCCAAATGAAGTTAGCTTCTTCTAAAGCGATGTATATTTTTAACCGTGATTCCTTCATCGCTTTATGATTTCTTGCTACACTCATTAGCGAACCTACTTTCTAAAAATGATTATTTTATCTTTTCAGTAAACTTAGTATCTACACGATCAACTTTACCGTTTACCCAAACCGCCACTTGCTCACCGAATCCACTCATTGGCGGATTTACTGCTGTTACATTTCCGTCCTTCACTATTAAAAGTTTGTTGCTACTAACATCAATTTCTATTTTTTTCATATGTCCATCTCCCTTTTACTACCGCATGTACTCGACAACATCAGGTTTAAATCCACTTCCTAAATAAACCCTTACCGGAATTATTTCTTTTTTATCCCTTGCTGCCTTACACAATTCTTCAGCTGTATCCCAATTGAAAAACTTATCTACAGCTCTTTGAAATCTCCAAATAGCCATTACATATTGTTCAAAGATGTCATAACGATCATCTTGTTTAGTTGTGCATGGTAATTCATCCGTACATTTTGCATTCGTTGGAACTCGGACGCGTACATCAGCGTATTTAGTGCGTCCAGTTCCTCTCTTCACATTTGCCTTCATTACATCGAACTCACAAATTGTTGGCTCTACATCGAAAATGTTTAGTTGCTTAGGCATGTGCCATCCCACTCTTCTGAATAAGATCCAGTAATTCAATTACCCCTTCCTTGCTTAAAAACATTCGGCCACCTAGCAACTCTATGTTGTTTTCAAAAACTTCACCCGTTACAAAGCATGACTTTTCATGTCTTCTTAAAACGATGTTTTCACCATCGACATGAAAATCTAGTGCCGTTCCTTCGTTAATGCCTAAAGTTCTGCGTAACTCTACTGGAATTACTACACGACCTAGCTCGTCCACTTTTCTTGCAACACCTGTGTTTTTCATATCTTACTCCCCTTTAGTATTTTTATATTTATTTAGAATCTCATCCAAACGTTTCTTATTATTTTCAAAATCATCGCTTTGAGTTTGCTGTGGCTGCTGTATTGGCTCTTGTTCTTCTTGTTTGCGTAACCAATCCGGTACAACTTCCGTTCGTTTGGAATAACCTTTACCAGTACGTTTATTGTTTTTCTTACTCATTTCAAATCGAGTATCTAAAGCAGCAACATCATTTAATGTTTTTACTTTTTCCTTTTCCCAACTACTTAAAATACTGCGGATATATCTCCACTTTGGTACATTTTCATCAATTGCTTTATTAACAGCGTGAATAACTAATTCATTACCGAATCTATCGCAAAACTCACCTAATTCTTGAATTGCAATTTCACTTAAAGGAAGTCCCTTTTCAAGTAAAAAGTTGTAACTAATTTTAAATTCTTGATCAATTAATTTCTGAGTTGAAGTAGCATCATCATCATTTATATTTGTAGTAATATTTGTAGTAATCTCTGTATTTGTCTTACGTTCTAGTGTAAGAGACTCTTCCGTTTTATCGTAGAAGGGTATTGCTTTAGAATGTAAGACCCTCTTGCTTTCTAAAGTAACAGGGCTATTACTTTTCAGTGTAGGAGGGTTACCATTTCCCCAATACATAATGGATATTTTCTGAACCATTTCAGGTACAGGTTCAACATACATAACGTTATTACACCTAGTTCCGTTAACAAGAATCGTCCTAAACTCAATTTTTATAAGTCCACGTTCTTTCAGAAAGTCACACGCTTCTTTTACTTGTCTTTTTGTAAATCCAAATGAATCGGCTAATTGTTGATAGCTCTTTTGAAGCGTGTCTGCCTTAAACTTTTGCTTATATTGAGCTTGACTAGATTCTTCACTTCTTACTTCAGTAGGTTTATACCAATAAACAATTTCTCCTAAGATAGTAATTGCAACAATATTAGGTTTACCATTATCTAATGTAAGTGTTTTAAACCATCCGTGATCTATAACATTGCCACGAAAATTTATTTGCCCTATTTGTAATACCTTGGTGTTCATAGTTTTCACTCCTTTTCATAAAACCAATGTGCTATCTCCCTATTTTCCGTGTTATACTTATAACAACTTATTTTTTGAAAAGGACCCACTGCAATGGGTCTTTTTACTTTGCTTCACATCACTCCAAGCCCATTGTTTTATCGGTTCATAAGTTATGTAAAACAAACATGAACCACATGCAATTAATATCGCTAATATAGCTAATGAGTTTGTATCTTCCACTAAATCACCTCCTTTTGTGCTTCAAGCCAAGCTTCTAAATCCTTTTGCAAGAAAAGTAATTTACGTCCTTCCCGGATCACTGGAAAATGTGGGTGATTTGCTAATTCATACATTCTACAAACTGCTATATTGAGGTAAGCAGCTGCTTCTTTCACCCTCATTACCTTGTTTGGTTGTGATTGTTGTTGGAATGAAGCTAAAGCTGCTTGAATTTCTTCGCGAACAACTTCGCGGATTGACTCTTTAATGATTTGATCTAATCCCATTTTGTTTTGCTCCTTTCTAATTCACTTAACCAACCATAACTTAACCTAAAGTTAAGTTATGGACAAAAAATTTTAATTACATCTAACTTCACTTTAAAAAACTCAGCAATTTTCACAATTAAATCATAATAAGGTCGACGCTTCCCGTTTTCTATATACCAATAATAAACTTCAGTAATGCCAACGGCTTCAGCTACTTCCTTACATGTATATCCCTGTTCTACACGTAGCTGCTTTAGAGTTTTCATAAACAACTCCTCTCTTCCGTTTTTGTTGTTAATTACATAATAACTTAACCTGAGGTTAAGTTCAAGTGTTTCCCAAAACTTTTTCCAAAAAAATTACCTTTCCACTTAACTGATAGTTAATATATAATGACAGTGTGACACCATAATAGTAATTAAGAAAAAATAATTTCATATAAAATAAACTTGGGGTGTTTTTTATTATGTTTAGTCATGAGAGATTGAAATCATTAATTGAAAAGAAGAGCATCACCCAACAACAGTTAGCTGACGCAATTGGTGTTAGTCATGTTTCTGTTTATAATTATGTCGAGGGGAAAAAAGCACCCGGTACACGTACACTTCAGAAGATAGCAAATTATTTAAAAGTAACAACAGATTATTTGTTAGGTTTATCTGATTCACCAGATTTAACAGCGGGCCAAGACTTACAGTTAACAAAAGAAGCACACGAAATTCTTCAAATCATTAATGACTTACCTGAAGAACAACGAAAAAAAGCATTAGAGCAATTAGAGATGTTTGTAAACTACGAGAAATCTAAAGGAAATATGTAGTATAAAAAGACTATCCAAGAAAGTTAGATAGTCTTTTTTACATGACTTTTTCTTTTTTTGATTCACTCAAACAAATAGAAAATAATTTCTCTTTTGGATTATCTTCTTCTTGCAAAAGTAATAAAGCTTGTTTAATTAGATTAACTTCCCCTTCTTTACTTTTCATCTTCTTCGATCTCCCTCTTTTTATTTTTGGATTTTTTTTACAATAATTTCTTTTTTCTTCTTTCAGTAAAAAAAGAAATTTCTCCTAAAATTACAAATGACATCGTCAATTAAGACGATGTCATTTGTAATATATATACCTTTATTATGTATTTTACCAGCCGCCACCAGGGTCAACCATCATGTGTTGAATTGTAGGTTTTGAATTATTTGTACTAGGCTTTTCTTTTATAGAATCAGTGTTAATGAATAATGTAGCAGCTATTAATAGCGCAGTAATGATTGTAATTATTTTTTTCATTATGTCACCTCTTTCCGAAGATAATTATACCAATTATTCAAATTAAACCCAAGTGTATTTTTGGTAAATTTGAATAAAATATATTCCCTGATTTTTGACACATCAAAAGAGAACGTTTCATTAACTCTTCTTTTTTTGTACCTTCATATGTTAAACCTAAATATGCAGTCTGTATGTCTGTTAATCTTCCATTCTTCTCATTTAATTGATTTAATAGTATTCTCGCTTCAATCTTCTTACCTTGTTTAATCCTTAAATATGCTAATTCACCTGGATGGACAACATCTAAGCTACTAATTCCTTTATCATGATGAATCTTTAGAAATGATAATGTATGTTGCACCATTTTTCTTTTTCTCTCAATTCCATTAATCTTACTATCCCCTATCACTTCAAGAGTCTTTTCCAAATAATATTTTGCCTTCTCATATTCATTCGCTGAAAAAATATAAGATTCACCTAACTTTAAATATGCATTTACTTTTGGAAAAGAAAAAAAGTTATCCCATTCAAGATCATCTAATAGTTCCATGCTAAAATGTCTTGCTTCACTTACTTCACCACCCTGCAACGAAGTAACGGCAATGGCTTCTTTATATCGTAATTTATAACATTCTCGAATGTACCTATTACTTACTTTATTTATTTTTATTTCAAGAGATTTTAATCGCTCATTTAAAGAAGTAAAATTACCCGATTGATATTGCGCTTGACATAATAAAATTTCAATTAACACTTCCATCTCTGTTGTTCTTATTGATTTACTTTCCAAGCTTAATGCCTTATGGTACTGTGTAGCATCAATCTCACCTATATATCGTCTATATATAATTCTATACACATTAGCAAATTCTCTATTTTCTGCTACCTTTGATTGTGATTCACTATTGATAATATTAATTAATAGATTAAACTTTCCCCTTAAAGCTAAATCCTCCATTGCCTCACGTAAGTTTTCTGATTTTGGTTTCGTTATATATATATAATCTGTTAATAAATTTTCTTGAACCTGTATGCCTTTGTTTAATAGGATGGCTGTCTTAGAAAGAAAGCCAAAACTCATGTCTGTGTTACCTTTAAAAACTTTTGTAACAGTACTTGGCTTAACTCCCCAATAATTTGCGAGTTTATTTTTTCTTATTCCAGCTGCACATAACTCTTTTTCAATTTGATTTAGAGCTTTCCACATGTTTTGTCCCCCTTATTGGAACAAGACACACTTCCCTATCATGAAAACGCACCTTAATGATGAATTACATCTAAAAGTTGTGTTATACTAGCCATATGTGTTACGCATAGTCGTAACTGAAAGGCTCATGGCAAATGTTTTCCCTACTACAATTAGGGCAAACGGTGTAAAAGTGTTCCCAGCACAATTACACACGCTATGGGTCTTTTTCGTTCCGTCAAATTATATTATTAAGAATATTCTATCACAAATAACCCAAACATCTATTCTCTTATATTCTGAAAATACTTGAGAAAGTTATAAATACTAATATAAGTCTAGTTTTTTGACAGTTAAAAATATGAAATATTGCATTTGATAATCGGTTTATATGTAACTATAGTGATAGCAAAAGTTCAATTATTCTTTTAGAGATGTAAAGTTAATAAATACCTATTAAGATTTTATATTAAAATTACTATCCTGAACCAAAATAGTACAAGTTTAACTATTTCCAATTATGTAATCACTTAGTTTTAACTGTATATGCCATAATTTAAGAATAAGAAAAGCCACTCATCTAAGTGGCTTTTCTTATTCTTAATAGACAAACTTAATCTAAATTCATCATTTTCTTTAGGGTATTTTAAAAATGAACATAATTATGATTTTCTACTAAATGGCCTTTTACTCCAATCTGCAGATAAATTATTTAATAAGAAAAGTGTATTTGGAACTGGTGATGGAAACCTCGCAGCTTGAAAATTTGTAAGAAGTGGAGATGCAATAGCACCATCTATGGTACTACCAGCTTGAACTTGCACCATATCCCCTGCATTCAATTGTACAATCGTAGAAACTGTTACCGCATTTAAAAGCCCAGTATTTCCACCAAAAAAGCTATCATCTCCTGCTATTAAAGTACTGTTAACTGTTATAAATACTTCCGTCACATAATTTAGGGTATCATCAGTGGGACTAAAAATTATAGTAGCAATAATTAAATATACTCCATCTTGTTGCGGTATAAATGTTGATACACCATCATATTCACCATTTAAATCGAATTGTGTAGTTTCAAATGTTACTATAGACAGTGTATTAGCAGTAACGGACTGATCAGTAGATTTGAAAGCTCTGAATGCAGATTCAAATCCCGTTGGACCGGTTGGGCCTGTTATTCCAGTTGCTCCTGTTGGGCCTGTCGGGCCTGTTATTCCAGTTGCTCCTGTTGGGCCTGTCGGGCCTGTTATTCCGGTTACTCCCGTTGGACCTGTCGGGCCTGTTATTCCAGTTGCTCCTGTTGGACCTGTCGGGCCTGTTATTCCAGTTGCTCCCGTTGGACCCGTCGGGCCTGTTATTCCAGTTGCTCCCGTTGGACCCGTCGGGCCTGTTATTCCAGTTGCTCCCGTTGGACCTGTCGGACCTGTTATTCCAGTTGGACCTATTGGACCTCCTGAAGGACCTGTTGGACCGGTTGGGCCTACCGGGCCCCCTGAAGGACCTGTTACTCCGGTTACTCCCGTTGGACCGGTTGGGCCTGTTATTCCAGTTCCCCCCGTTGGACCGGTTGGGCCTGTTATTCCAGTTACCCCCGTTGGACCGGTTGGGCCTGTTATTCCAGTTACCCCCGTTGGACCGGTTGGGCCTGTTATTCCAGTTACTCCCGTTGGGCCTGTTATTCCAGTTACTCCCGTTGGGCCTGTTATTCCGGTTACTCCCGTTGGGCCTGTTATTCCAGTTACTCCCGTTGGGCCTGTCGGACCTGTTGCTCCACTTGCTCCCGTTGGTAGAGTAAATGAGGAAATCGGTGGCAATGTCGGTCCTATTAAACTCGAATCCAGTGAACTAGCAGATAGATTTTTAGAGTTTAATCCTTCCCATTTCTTTTTCCTCTCCATATATCTCACTCCAAATAAAAATCATTTCTCAATTAAGAAAATATTAATTGTACAAAATATGATATATACAAGATGTACTATTCCAAATAAAATATTTTAAATAAAAATATTTCCTTAAATATACAAAATTCTTTTATAAAATTAACTTTTGTAAAAAACAACCAATATATTAAATAATCAATTCTGTTCATATATGGTAAAATATATCCATCGCTGATATGTCCAACTATGTAATTTTCATAGCAGCAAAATTACAACCAGACTTATACAACATGATTCAAAACAAATGAAGGAGTGTTTTAAGTGAAAGGACATATTCGAAAAAGAGGAAATAAATACTGTATCGTTATTGATATTGGTCCTGATCCAGAGACAGGAAAAAGAAGACAGAAGTGGTTTTCTGGATATAAGACAAAAAAAGAAGCACAGGCCGATGTAGCAAAGAAAATTACAGAGTTGAATGAAGGAACTTTTATAGAGCCATCTAAAGTTACGCTAAAAGATTACCTAAATCATTGGCTAGAAATTAAAAGTATGAGTATACAAAAGAGTACCTTTGCTGGCTATAGAGCATTTATCAATCAACATGTTATACCTAGTATAGGAATGGTCGCACTCCATAAATTAAATGTTATGCACATTCAAAAATGCTATAAGACTGCGATAGATAAAGGTATTACAAATAATTCCATTCTGCTTATGCATAGAATTTTAAAGAGTGCTTTAAACCTAGCTGTAAAACAGAATATTATTTCTCGAAATCCAGCAGATTTTGCTGAGATACCTAAAAAAGAAAAAACCCCTATCCAGACTTGGACAGAGGAAGAAGTAAAAAAATTTTTAGCTCATTCACAAGAATCACGATATCACATTGGGTATTTACTTGCAATAACTACAGGTATGCGTCTGGGAGAAGTTCTAGGGTTACGATGGCAGGACATTGATTTTGAAAAACATACCGTTACAATAAATCAAACATCTGGTCATGACAATAAAATCAAAAAAACTGCAAAAACAAATTCGTCAAAACGCACAATTCCTGTACCTAATGAAACAATAGTAGCCTTAAAAAAACATAAGACTTTAATTAATAAAGAGAAATTAAGGTTTGGTTCTGCTTATCTAGATCAAGATTTAATAAATTGTGATGAGTTTGGAAGAATCATAAAAAGAGCACATTTCAGAAAAAGTTTCATTAGGATGACACACAAAGTAGGTATAAAAGAAATTAAATTCCATGATTTAAGACATACACACGCAACTATACTATTGAAACAAGGAGTTAACCCTAAAATCATCAGTGAGAGATTAGGTCATACAGATATTTCAATGACATTAAGTGTATATTCTCATGTTTTACCGAATATGCAAGAAGAAGCCGTTAAAAACTTTGGTAAAAGCATCTTTGGATAACGTATGTTTGCAAAATGTTTGCAATTCATTAAAATAGGTCAAACAAACGTTGTTATATCAAGGTTTGTTTAACCTATCGTCTTATATTCTTGATAAAATCTCCGAATTCCTATTGAAATATTTAATAATGGAGCGTTCTCACCACCGCGGGTTATGCATTCGAATCGATATACATAGGAGAAAAAATCTTGTGTTTTTTCATCTTTTATCGGCCCAGACATCGCCTCACAAATATTTTGTGATCTAAGAGGGGAAAAATAGATTTCTTCTTCATTTGTATTTTCTAAATATATAGGACGCTCACAAAAAATATGTGAGATTAAAGCGGGCACCCACTTAGAATACGTTTCATTATCATGTAGTACTGGCAAATTAGAAATCAAATCGGATTGCCATTCATATTTTGGTGGTTCTACTAATCTATTTGGTTTCCAATCATGAATAATCTCATACCAACTTTGAAAAATATAATCGAGCTGCTCTTGTCTAATAGGTTCTTTCGATACAATCCATGGTGTATTTTCATTTAATACGTACGGGTTATGCTGAATAAACAATATATCCGAAAACATATCATACAATCTTTCATTCAAACGTTTCAACTTACTCGTTAATAAAAATGTCTTATAATGTATCTCTACGATGTCCAGCCATTCAATAGGAAAGTATATAAATGATACCTTTTCATTTAAAAGGGGTTCTACTATATTTTCAAATGTTAGCAGCCTTAATTTTTTCATAAAATGATTCCTTCCTTTCTTCAGTTGTCTTGATTATCAAAAAGCTAGAACAATAGTTACTTAATCTAATCCATTTAAACCAAGTATTTAAAAGAAACGTAAAAACTGTTTATCTACATAAACTATTATCAAACCGACTCTTTTAAAAATTCAAAGTAATTATCATGTATAACACCTCTATAATATTTGTATTTCAATACATTCGAATTATACATTACACATAATGCATTGTACTTATCATTTACAATAACTTTACAAAAAAACCAAAAAAGAACACCTTAATTCGGTGCCCTTTTTACAAATATCAACCTTTATGTAATTGAACATATAGATAACAGTAATCCCCCAAATGAAATTGCTCCTAGTAAACCTACTACAACTCCTGTTAAACAAATACAATCAGCAAGACAAATAGAAGACTGCGATAATGGAACGAATGACCTACTTGTACCCGAACCATATTGTTTTATCTTCTCATAATTCATATCTAACATTAAATGTAGACATGTTACACCCTCCTCAATAGTATGTAGAGATTCTTTTTCTAATCGCTCCAATAATTTACTATCAAAAGCAACTGCTAGAGGGTACTGCTTATCCGATTTCATATTTTGATAAATTAGTTGCAAACGAGATAATATATTATTTTTCTTCTTTTCAGATGTTACTGTACATTTCATATTATTAAATTCATTTAATAACAGTGATAATTCATCTCTTTTTCCGTATAAATCTTTAGCTATTTTTCTCTTTAGTTTATACGAATGGAAAATAGATTTTAGTTCAACCATATTCATACACTTCCTAATTACATAGTATTTACCCTATTATTTTGTAGATAAACAGTACTTTTTAATCTTATTTAAAATACACTTAAGCAACTTATTTTACTATCGATTAACATTACATTAACCTTACACGGTTGTAATAAAATCATTAGCTAGAAGGAAGCAATGCCCAAACTAGACAGATATTTAATGATAAAACCATAAGAAAAAAACAATGATTAGATTTTAAATCTAGTCATTGCTTTATCCATCACATCTTGATTACATCTATATATCTTATTGTTACTTTTTCACTTGAATGATTGAATATATCCATTAATAATGGCTATATTCTTTGTCGGCACGTACATATAACTAATGTTTTTTAATTGCTAAAGTGAAACTTTAATCAGCTCTCACCAATCGGGCTTTTATGGGCAGTCCGCCACCTAACTTCTCTTTGCTCTCGCTGAATTTTTTTTGGGATGTTACTGCCCGCAACTAGCAAGATAGATGTTATCAATATTCATACGTTACAATAGTACCGGTAGTATCAGTAAAACCATCAAAACAGTTAGAGCAACCACCACAGCCGCCACAACCGCCACAGCCTCCGCAACCAAAACAACCGAAGCAACCAATACAACGGAAGCCACCACAACGGAAGCCGCCACAACGACCTCCACCACAACCGCCACAACGACCACAACCGCCACAGCGACGAGCAGCATCTTCAATATAGTAATATGGATATTGGTTTTGCTGGTCCCAATAGACAATATTTCCAGACCGGTAATCATTAAGGCTTAACGCTTGTAGTTCTTGTTGAAACTGATTCATTTTCATAACCTCCGTTTATAAAATACAACCTCATCGATACTTCCCTATATTCCTGTTCGTTACATCTAAGTAGAAATAGCGCTATAAACTAAGTTCAATACGTACACCAACAAAGTATGACTTATCACTAGATGATGCACCTTGTTCATATACCTATTTTTACTATGGGCTCATTTTTATAAAGTGAAACTTTAATCAGTGGGGTTTTGTTCATCCCCTACCTAACTTCTTTGCTTCCGCTGAATTTTGAGGTGGGGGGCTTACTGCCCGGCAAATAGCGGGATAAATAAAAATTAAAAAATATGAATTCTAGCGTCATATCTTCATACTTACTAAGTTCAATTAATTTCTCAATAATTATGATGCCATATCCTATATATTTCCGTCTGCTGCTTAGATTTTTCTGTACTGTAAATGGCTTTCGCTATAACACCTCCAAGTGACCGGTTTCTATGACGGATAAGAAATTCCAACAAAAAAAGCCCTAATTAGGGCTTTTCATTCTATTTCTCCAGTAAAACTCTCTATGAAATTCCTAATAGAAAAAAGACACACTTAGATTGATGCGTCTTTTTGTGATGCCTCTTTTGTGAAATCATATAAAGCAATTGCGCCTAAAAGAACAAGTATCCCTTGAGGAACATCTAGCAAAATGGTTTTCCAAATTTCTGGAATTATCCATTTAATATCTGCTGCTGTTTCAAGATATGTTTGGAAATAGCTGATTGTAAAATTAATTATCCCTAAAAATACAAATAACGATAAACCAAATCGAATTAATTTCTTATTTGTAAACAT